TGCAACAACCGCATCAACAGATATAGCGGCTGGTGAAATTTGGCATGATGCATCGCCGGATTCGGAAGTTGAGGCAACAAGCGTAATGGCAGAATTTATTATTTCTGATGGAAACGATATTTCAATTGACGTCGAGACTGCAAAACAGGTAGACAGCGGTGTATTAAACTTCTACTGCATATGGACGGCGCTTTCAGCAAACGGCGCTGTTGTTGCTGCGTAAAATAACACGAGAGGGGGGAAACCTCTCTCTTTGTGTAGAAGGGATGTGATTTTATGGCAGCGGCAGTAACGCTGACTGAGGAAACAATAGGTGTAATCAAAAAGATTAAATGGGTATGGACGGCGCACACTGACGGAAAAGTTGCTAAAACAACTACAAACGCCGTGACGACAAAAACGTACAATGGCGAGCTGGTTAGGCTTGTGACCGTGCCGGATGGCACGACAGCGCCATCGGATAACTATACTGTACAGGTATTTGACGAAGATTCCGTTGATGTGCTAATAGGAGCTGCAACGGGAAACCGGGACACCGCTAATACCGAACAGATACTTGCGTCAAGTCTTGGCGTTGTGGCAAATGACACGTTAACTTTATACATCGAGGGCGCGGGAAGCGGTGGAAAGGGTACAGTTTATCTGTATGTCCGGTGACGAAATGAAAGTAAGGATACTTAAATGCCTTCGGTCGACTGACGGAAACTTTAACAAAGACGATGAACCGAATCTGTGCGACCGCGCCGCGAAAAATCTAATCGCCGCCGGGCTTGCTGAAAAAATTGAACAGCCGAAGAAAAAGCGAGGCAAAAAGTATGGATAAGAAAGTCATAACGGCGGTAACGACCGAACCGGTGCGGGAGAATGTCCCAAATCATATTTCTGGTATATATCAGATATTTTGCAAAGGAAATAGCAAGATATATATCGGTAGCGCTGTTAATATTCGCAAGCGATGGAACCATCACGTTGAAGACTTAAGGAACAAAAAACATTGTAATCAGCGATTACAACGGGCGTGGGATAAATATGGAGCTTCATCGTTTGAGTTTTCAGTTATATTACGCTGTAAACCTGAAGAACTTATTAAATTAGAACAACGTGAAATTGAGAAACGTGATGCTGCAAATCGAAAGATCGGGTTTAATATTAACCCAATTGCTGGTTCAAATTTAGGTAGAACTTTCGGAGAGAAAGCTAGGCAAAACATGTCCAAAAATCATCCTAGGCGTTCAACGCTTTCGCCAGAGCAGATAGAAGAATTACGGCAACGGATGATGGGAAACCAATATCTACTTGGACATAAAAACAGCGCAGAAACAACTGAAAAACTGAAGCTTGCGCGAGCGGGTAAAAAACCAGCGCTTGGAATGAAGCAATCAGACAAGCAAAAAATGATAGCGTCTATAAGGCATAGGGGAATACTGCTATCAGAAGAGCATAAGGCGAAAATCAAAGCGGCGCATCAAGGCAAACAGCATACGGCAGAGCACATAGCTAACGTGGCAAAAGCACAAGCGAAACTAAGCATAGAAGAAGCAAAAATGGCAAAACGGCTCAGGCAAAATGGGGAAAAATATAAAGACATCGCTGTTATGTTTGGCGTTTCTAGGGCAACTATACATAATATTGTTGAAAACAAATCGCTTGCCTATAAGGGGGTATGATTAATGGACCGCAAAGTAATTACGCCACCTGCTGTTGAGCCGATTGATCTTTCGACCGCGAAAACACATATCCGGTTGACGTCGGGAACGTTTGTCGGGGACACAAATACACAGCAGAGCATAGTACCTGGAAGCCATGAAATAGCGGCTTCTTTTTCTTTGGTCGGGACGGCGATTGACGTTTTGGGTTACAAAACGTTAGTCAATTTAAACGCCGGTACATGCGCGGGTACGGTCACGGCAAAAATACAGGAAAGCGATACAGCCGGAGATACAGATTGGCAAGACTTTTTGGGTGGTGCATTTACGGTCGTTACGGCGGCAAATGACAACGCAGTACAGGAGATAGAGTATACGGGCGGCAAGCAATATATAAAAGCTGTAGCGACGGTTGCAACCGCCCCATGTGCGTTCTCTGTTGACGTGATTACCAAGACGGGCGACACGGTTGAGGATAATTTAATATTGGACTGGATAACAACGGCGCGTGAATACTGCGAAGGGTATACTGGTCGGGCGCTGGCGACACAAACGCTTGAAGCCTACCCACTGCGCTTTCCGTGCAGAAACGAAATTGAGATACCGTACCCGCCATTACAAAGCATTACCTCCGTAAAGTATAAGGATAGCGCCGGAACCGAAACGACAATGACCGTTGATACGGATTATATTGTTGATGCAGACAGCAACGTTGGCAGAATCGTACTGCCGTATGCAAAGATATGGCCAACCGCGACATTGTACACGGTAAACCCGATAAAGATACGGTATGTGGCTGGATATACAGATATAAACAAAATACCAAGATTAATAAAATCAGCTATGTATTTGTTAATTGGGCATTACTACGAAAATCGCGAAGCCGTTCTTGTTGGGCAAGGAACGATGTCAAAAGAGTTTGAACTAGGGGTAAGGGCATTGCTATCAATGCACAAAGTCAGGTGGTTTTAATGAGAGCAGGAGATTTGAACCAACGTGTTACTTTTGAAGATAGCACGATAGCTTATAACACGTATAACGAGCCGATTGAAACATGGGCAGACGTTTTTACAGTACCGGCAGCGGTCAAGACAACGGGCGGCGGTGAGTTTTACGCGGCGCAAAAAAAGAACGCGGCAACGGAAGCGCTTATTGAGATCAGATACACCGAAAAACTCAAAACGCGTATGCGTGCTAGATGGTGCGGAAGAACGTTTGAAATACTGCCGCCTATCAACGACGTAAACGCAAAACACATCAGGCTTTTGATAAGCGTAAAGGAAGTGGTTTAGTGGAAATTGAAGAAGCATTGACCGCGTATCTTTTATCACAATCAGGACTAACCGCCTTAATCGACAGGCGGTTTTATTATGACGAAAGGCCGGAGAATTCAACCCTTCCGGCACTTCTTTGTATAAATATCAGCGACGTAAAAGAACACACGCTGACGGCGCAGCAGAAACTTGAAAGCCCGGTTATGCAATTTACATCTTATGGCGCGACGCGGGCAAGCGCCAGAGCTGTAGCAAATCAGGTTAAAGCGGCGTTAGCGGATTACGTTGGAACAATGAGCGGAATCGAAGTGCAGTACATCAAGTTAGTAAACGAATTGCCGACAACGGAGCAAAACGAAGACGGCACAGTCAAAGCGAGAACGGTAGACCAAGAATATGAAATTAATTTTGTAAAGGAGTAAAAAAATATGAGCACAGCAGCAGTACATTCCCACGGCACAACGTTTAATTGGGACGGCGCTGACATCGCCGAACTGGACACCATTAACGGCATAGAGATAACTATGACATCGGTTGATGCAACAAATCATCAATCGCCAGACCATTTCACGGAATCAATACCCGGCATGTTGACAGCCGGAGATGTTACGTTGACAGGAAACTATATCGCATCGGATACGACGGGTCAACAGGCCATGTTAACCGACATGCTGGCAAGATCGGTAAAGACAGGGATAATTACATTCCCGACGTCTACGGGAACGACATGGACTTTATCTGGCTATCCGACAGCTATTAAAATCGGTGACGCTCCGGTTGACGGTAAGATACCGTTTACAGCAACGATTCACCCGACAGGTAAACCGACACTCGCAACCGCGACAGTCACAGGCATGAGCGCTATTGAATTTAGCAACGATGTTTTGATTATGCCTACATTCGCGATTGGAACGTATGGCGCAGACAAGCCATATGTTGTGACGATTACGGCACTTGAGACATCAACGGTCGTAACGCCAACAGACGCGACAGGCGGCGAGGTTATAACGATCACCACGGACGGAGGCTCGTCTCAGGTGGTAGCAACGACAGAGGCATCTTCTCCGTGCATTTTGGACGTGGACGATGTTACACAGATTGTTGTAACGATCACAAAGACGGGGTATGCGCCGAAATCGTACTACTTTAACTGCGTAGTGCTTGCGTCGTAACAACATTGGGACGGTGTAAAAGCCGTCCCTTAAATTTTATAGGAGGAAATTATGCCAATACCATTTAAAACAATTGAGCTGGATAAAGTTTATAAATTGCGTTTTGGAATGGGCGCAACAATGGAATTCAAAGAATTAACAGGGATAACGCTTTCGGAGCTTGGGGATAACGTCTCTGAAAGAGTTCTTGGGCAGATTTTATGGGTTATGCTCAAGCAAGAAAACGAGGATTTAACGCAAAAAGACGTCAACAAATTAATTGACGATCACTTTGACGGTACTATGGATGATCTTATGGAAATCACTCAGCAGGCCATTGAGGCCGCATATCCACCAAAAAACCCCAAGAAGCCGACAGCAGCGAAAAAAATCTAACGCTTGAAGAAATATTTGATAAAGCGTTTGATATTGCTGTCGGTGAATTAAAACTCAAGCCTGAAGAATTTTGGAAACTCACATACGCTGAATTTTCCGTGATGGTCGAAGCCTATAAACGTACCGAAAAACATCGCACAAATGAACTGTTATATATGGCATGGCATACGGCATTATTTGAGCGCCAGAAAAAACTTCCTGCGCTTAATACGGTGCTGATTGACGAGCAACAAAAAGAACATCGTAAACAGACCGTAGATGAAATGATAGCCGTAGTAAAACTCTTAAACGCAGCATACGGCGGGGAGGAAGTGACTATATGACGGCGAGAAACAATTTTGAAATTATCGGGCTTGATGAAATTATAAATGATTTAAACAAATTCGGTGTAGAAGCACAAAAAGAAATAAAGCCGTTTGTTGATGAAGCCGGGGATATTCTTCTTGAAAAAACGCGCGAAAAAGTACCGGTTAGGTCAGGGGCGTTAAAAGCAAGCTTATATCTAAAAAGGCCTAAATCAAAAAAAGGGCTTATTGCAAACATGCTAACCTGGGGAAACGACGTCCGGGCATACGCAGCGCCTTTAGAGCTTGGGCATGGCCTTGTGTTTATGGGGCATCCAACAATGAAGTACGTAAAAGCCAAACCATATCTGCGCCCTGCCGCCGACGAAAGCAAAGAAGAGGTTTATACGACTATTACAAACGGACTAAACACAGCGCTTGAAACATTGAGGAAATAATATGAGCAATATAATAAGAAGCTTTATCGTCCGTACCGGCGTTGATATGTCGGGCATGACGGCGGGGCTTGCCAAAACAGCGAACAGCTTAAAACGAGCCGGAAAGCAGATCACGGCAACGGGGCAATCACTCACGAGAAATTTAACCATTCCTTTATTGGCAATTGGTGGTTTAGCTATTAAGAGCGCGATTGATTTTGAAAGCGCGTTTGCAGGCGTTAAAAAAACAGTCGAGGGAACGGAAGAACAGCTTGAGGGTATAAAGCAAGGCATTATTGACATGTCTGAAAAACTGCCTGCGTCAACGGAAGAAATATCAAAAGTTGCGGAGGCTGCCGGACAATTAGGAATCAAAACAGAAGATGTATTAGACTTTACACGCGTTATGGTGGATTTGGGAAACACCACTAATTTAAGCGCAGATGTTGCGGCAACACAATTGGCGCGGCTTGCAAACATAACGGGGATGGCTTCCGAAGATTATAGCCGACTTGGTTCTACCATTGTTGCGCTTGGTAACAATATGGCAACTACCGAAGCGGAAATATCTGAGATGGCATTACGACTTGCAGGCGCAGGTAAACAAGTAGGTATGACCGAGCCGCAAATATTAGGTTTGGCAGCGGCGCTTTCGTCTGTTGGTATTGAAGCACAAGCTGGTGGTTCCGCCATGTCAAAAGTTATGGTTAATATACAGCTTGCCATTGCCAAAGGCGGGGAAAAATTAGAACAGTTTGCCGATGTTGCGGGGATGACATCAAGCGAGTTTAAGACGGCTTTTGAAAAAGACGCAGCGGGTGCAATTGTTTCGTTTATAAATGGCCTTGGAACAATGGAAAGCCGTGGTAAAGACGCTATAGTCGTGCTTGACGATATGGGCATTACAGAAATACGTATGCGTGATGCGTTGTTGAGAGCGGCAAATGCCGGAACGTTATTTAACGATGCTATAGAAATTGGGACTGACGCGTGGGATAAAAACACGGCTATGACCGAAGAAGCAAATAAGCGATATGAAACGACGGAAAGCCAACTTAAAATTGCTTTAAACTCTTTAAAAAATGTCGGTATAGAGCTGGGGCAAAAATTAATGCCTATAGTCAATAACGGCATAATCCCGGCGATAAAAGGCTTTGCGGAATGGATAGGTAAATTGATAGATGGATTTGAAAAGCTATCTCCATTTATGCAAAAAATGATTACGCTTGCGCTTGGTATAGCCGTGGCGCTTGGGCCATCTCTTCTGGGCGTTGGCAAACTAGCTACAACATTAGGATCGCTTGCAAAATCGTTTAGGTTGGCGCAAGCCGCAACGGGAGGGTTTATAACAAAGCTTACTACATTTTTAGGCCCCGGAGGTACGGTTGCGGTTGCTATTGCGGCAATAGCGGTAGTGTTAGGCACTTTAATAATTGCATATAACAATGCAAATTCTGAAATAAAAGCGCTAAACGAAGAAACGAAAGCCCTGATTGACGAACAGGTAAAAGCTGCGGAAACATTTAGTGAAACGGTTGCTGATATTGAAGCACAGTCATCAGCTGCGTCTACGCTTACAGACGAATTATACGATTTAGCGGACAAAGAAAATAAATCAACCGCTGAAAAAATACGTATGGCAGATATTGTAGAGCAACTTAATGAAATGTACGAAGGTCTTAATTTGACGCTTGACGAAAACACAGGGCAACTTAACCTTAATGAAGACGCTGTTAAGGACGTAATCGCGGCAAGCTTAAAACAACTAGAGCTGAACGCGTACTCAGAAAGGCTGACGGAATTATACGGAAAACAAGCAGAAGCAGCGGACAATTTAGCAAAAATGGAAGAAACGCTTGACGCTGCTGAGCTTGCTCGCGCACAATCCACAATGAACAGCACATATGTTCAGGGCCTATACAATGACATAATGGAGGACGGTGTTTTTACAAGCGGAGAATTGGAATCTGTGACAAAAACACTTACGTCAATGTACGGAGATTCGATCGCGGCATATCTTAACGCCTCGATGGCCGTAAAACAAAACGGAAATGCTACTATTATTGCAACCGAAGCTTATAAGGAGTTAAGCGAAGAGTTGGCCGAATCGTCAGGCGTTGTAACAGATTCTGCGTTGGCGTGGGAAGATTTATCCACAGCGCAGCAGGAATCATTAACCGAAATGGGCATTGCGCAAGAAGATTATACGGCGATGTCGGAAGAAGATTTACAAGAGTATTTGGACGAGCTGGAAACGCAGCAAGAAGAACTTCAAAATCTTTATGATGAACGTGTCGAAATGACGCAGAATGCTTTTGAAAAGATTGAATCAACCATTGATTTATCCTTGGATGATATGATAGAAAATCTCGAAAGCAATCAAGAGTTGGTTAGCGAATGGACTGATAACTTAGCGACATTGGTAGACAAAGGCTTTGACGAGGGATTTATTCAGACCTTAAAAGATAAAGGTATAGATGCCGCTAAAACAGTGGCGAACCTTGTTGACGCCAGTGACGATGAAATTAAGAGGTTAAACGAAGTATTTGCAAACGGCTCACAGGTAGCTATAGATTCGATGCTTGAGGAGTTTGGGCTTGATACAACGACAAGCGCAGGTTCTGACGCCATATCTGAGATTGCTGACGGCGTGGAAGAAAACACGGAGTTTACGGACGCAGCGGTGCAGCAGGTCATCGACGCTAAAGCGGCGATGACAACGCAGGTTACGAACTCTAATTTTTCGACTATCGGCTCGTCGATGATTCAGGGCATGATAAATGGCATGAACAGCCTCGGGAGTAAACTACGCTCTACGGCTCGCTCGCTTGCAAACAGCGCATATTACGCCATGAATGATGCTTTGGACATATGTTCGCCGTCAAAGAAGACATTCGAAGTCGGCAAGTTTTTTGTCGAAGGGCTATCGACAGGTATCGCGCAGACGGCGCAAGAGGCGATTAGCGGAGTAAAAGCGTTGTCGTCAAACATTGTTGACGCTTTGGGGTCGATTGGCGAGATGTCTCCGATACAGTTATCCGACATGAACGGGTATAAGCTGTCCGGCGCGGCGTTATCAACTGGCAATTTAAGCACAAGCACAACGACAATCGACAGCAGACAAACACGACAGGGCGATACATATAACATCACCGCGTCCGGTCAATCCCCATATGAAATTGTACGCGCATCCCGCAAAATGAGCGCGGCGTTAGCGAGGCCTTAAATGGAGCAAGTTACTTTTACAAACGCCAATGGCGAATCCATTGTATGGGCAACGGATAGCGCGACGTATCGGCTACGGTCATTTGACATGACGCCGCTGGTCGATACGCCGCAAACGTCGCAAGGATACCAGCAAGAGGGGTACAGTTACGAGGAAGCCCACGCGGAAGCGCGGGACGGGATTATAAGGTGTACTGTTTTTGGCACAAGCTTTGCCGACATGTACGAAAAGCGGCGTGAAATAAAACGCATTATGAACCCAAAGCTGGGAGAAGGAATGATTGTATATGTCAATGACTACATAACCGAAGGATGGGCGCTTACGGTCAAGGTTGATGCCGAACCGAACTTTCCAACTGACGGTGAAAACTTCGGCAGTAATTTTATGTTTGGGTCTGTGAGCATCACGGCATATGAGCCATATTGGCACGACATTGATGATACCGAAGTAGATTTCTTTGGGCTTACTGATGCGTTCTATTGGGAAACGCCAACCTATTTTGATGGGGCGTTTTATTTGGGCGAGGTGTCTAGCGCAAGCAAAAATGTTACAAACATTGGCGACGTTCCCGCGCCGCTTACCATCGAATGGACAGGCGCGGCCACTAACCCAAAAATAACATTGGAAAATACGGGCGAATATATACTGCTTATCCGTGTGTTAACGAGCGACGAAAAACTAATTATCACAACCGGATACGGAGAAAAAAACGTGTATATCCAAACCATATCAACCGGAGCGATAACGGAAGATTTCAGCATTGTGGACGAGGATAGCGACCTGTACATGTTGCCCGTAGGGACATCAACAATATCGTTGTCGGCAGACAGCGGCGCAAGTACAGCGGCCGTAAAGATCAAATATAAAAACCAATACATAGGAGGCTAATAATGGCAATTAAAGGTTCATTTTATCCTACGAGCGGCACAGACAGACCGTTTTATTACAGCGATTTTAACGCAAACTTCAAAGACGTATTCACAAACGGCATAGCAACACGCGGCGCGGCGCTGACCACGCAGATGGAAGTATCCGCAGTATCGGCAACCATGAAATCACAGGTTGATCTTGGCATTGCATATGTGAACGGTATACGGTCAGAAATCTATACCGCAGCCGAGGAAGTCACGCACGATGCCGCAGACGCTTCAAACCCGCGTTATGATATCGTATGTCTCGAAGCTTATCCAGACCCCGCGGGAGGCGTCAGAAACTCGCGCTGTGTTATCGTAAAGGGTACTGCGGCAGGATCGCCAGTTGTGCCTGACGCATCATTGGTGCAGACGGATAATCAATACCAATATCCGCTTGCTAACGTACTAATACCGGCAGCAGAAACCGACGCTGATAATTTCACATATACCGACAGGCGCGAATTGACATTTGCACCTGTGCAGTTAAAAGGCGAAAATATATCCATTGATGATGCTGGCGACAAATTTACGGCTACTGATGCCGAGGGAGCATTACAAGAAATTGCAGCAGATGGGTGGGTAACGGAAGATAGGCTTGGTACAATCCAGCGAATCACTTTAGCTACTGGCGATACATTAACATACTATGCGGCAGGAAACCAACTTAGCCTTAATGTTGCTGGGTGCACAGCGGTACAATTATGCCCAATCGTGGTTGGTACTTCGGCTTCGCCTCCTGCGGGTACATATCCTGTAGGTACGATTTATGTACAGTATGAGGCGTAAATTATGAAAAAGATTATTATTATATGGTTGATAGCGTTAATGCTTGTCATTCCATGTTGTCAAAAAGGAGATGAGGAAATGGCAACGATAACAATAAAGGATAGCGAAGATGCAAGGATAAACTCATATTATGCCGATGATGAATATGGAGAAACAAATGGTTTTTCTATTGGTTATGATACAAGCGGGCCCCAAACAAAGCGTTCCTTGTTAAAATTTGATTTAAGCGTTTTACCTTCAAATATTATAATAACAGAAGCAAAACTATATATGTTTCAAAACAATGTTTATAGTTCTGTTAATAGCATTACATTTGATATTTATAGAGTCACAGGCATATGGACGGAGGCAACAGTTACATGGAACAATCAACCTGCTGTTGAAAGTACACCAACAATCGTAGGATTAACATGCGCACACATCACAGAGAGCACATGGCGCAATTGGATAGTTACGGATTTAATAACTGAAATGATTGCAAATTCAGCAGATTCAATAATGTTGAGATTACAGACAGAAAGTGGAGCATTAGCAGAACAATTTTTTTCATCTATTGAAAACGGAGTAACATATCAACCATATTTTTATATAACATATACTTTGCCTTTAAAAATTGCACCTACAGAGGGGTCGATAAACAAAACCGTGCAGAACATGATGATAGCTCCAGATGAGGGTGCGATTGATAAAACAGTTGTCGGTATGATGATAGCTCCAGATGAGGGTGCGATTGATAAAACGGTATTCTGATGAACATAAAAATATTTGACAGTAGCCGCACGTTTAAAGGCATTATCGACAATGCAGAGAGTTGCTATAAAACATTAAAACATGGTGATGTGTCAAGTGCATCTATCACCATAAAAACAGACAAGAACAATGCCGACCTGCTGACAAAAGGGTCTTTTTTTTATGTGGACAGCGACAAAAAACATGTGTTTATTATCACGGAAGATCCCAAAACGTTCGACCGAAACGGAAACGTTACGTCAATCATCGCCTATGATGCAATGTGGATACTGGCTGGCAGGTTGTCGAACACGGATACGTCGTCAATCGTCTATACGTCTAAAACCACAGAGTATATTGCAAAAGATTTGATCGACCAGGCCATTGTTAGCGCTACGGACACAGACAGGCAGATATCGTACATCGAGGTTGCGGCAAACGAAGATCGCGGGAGCACGATCAACGCAACGGTAAACCAGACGCAGCTTGACACGGATATTAAATCTTTATTGGCTATTGATAGCCTTGGGATACAGGGCGAGTACAGCAGCACAACGAAGAAAATAACCATTGACGTGTACGAGGGCGCTGATCGTAGCGTCGGTAATACGGACGGAAACAAACCGGTTAATTTTGACGTTAAGTATAACAACGTGCGATCGGGCGAAGAAAAAGAAAGTATTACCAACGTCAAAAACTACGCTTATATTTTAGGCCAGGATACAGACGGTACCCGCGTTATTGAAGAATACGGAACCGCTACCGGGATAAACCGGCGCGAATTTGCGGTGGATGCCGGGAATACTTCGGACACGACGGAAATGCAAGCCGTAGGAAAAGCGGCAGTGGTCACAACAGAAAAAAGTTTTACGGTAACCGCCGACGCGCTAAACGGGCCGTTTGAATACAACGTTGATTATTTCCGTGGCGATATTGTTACCGTAACCGGATACGACCTTAGATTATTGCAGGTTGACGAAGTATGGGAAGCCGGGAAACCATATCAATTATATTTAACGTTTGGGCAGTTGGAAACGAAAATCGAAGATCAGGTAACGAGCAATACGGCGCGGATAAATGCGCTTGAAACAAAAGTAATAGGCGTTGGTGACGTATCTGGCCCCGCCAGCGCAACGGCCGGAAACTTTGCTGCGCTCGACGCGACAGGGAAAATACTAAGTGACAGCGGTATCGCATATGCGGAAGGTGACTGGACTCCCTCAATTGGAGGAACTGTAAGTTATACGGTGCAATGGGGTCACTTTATAAAAATCGGTAAAAAGGTGGATGTATGGTTTAGAATCACAATCAATGCTGTCACTACATCGCCGGCAGGTAGTCTTATTGTAACCGGCTCGCCGTATAACATAGCTAGTGCTACAAACGCTCGTTTTATAGGTAAGGCGTTTTTAATTGGGGTAAATTGGGGGACGGGAGAAACACAAGTTAACAGTTACATATCAAACGGCAATGGCAGCATTATATTTCAGGGATCTCAAAACAACGGTGCAAACTATACGATACTGGGTTCGGACATCGCAAACGGGGATCAGTTGTTCGGGCATATAACGTATTTTACGGATTGATATATGAAGCGATTAATAAGACTAAGCAGCTTCAAGAGGGCTGCTTTTATTTGAAAGGAATCTTGAGCAGAGACTTACCAGGGGATTTTTAATTAAAAGAAAGGATGTGAAACTGATGGCAACTTACACAAGAGTATTAAAAAACCTAGGCAAACCGTACATGCACGGCGACGACGTGAAAGCAGTACAGACTGAGCTTAAAACGCTCGGGTATTTCGGCGGTTCGCTCGGTGGGAATTACGGGCCGATCACAGAAAAAGCGGCAAAGGCTTATCAGAAAGCCAAAAAACTGAAAGTCGATGGCAAAGTAGGCCCCATCACATGGGGGTCGTTATTTCCAGTGGTCGAAGAAACGACAGCGAAGGGCAAGTTCGTCGCATGGGTCATAAAACAGATTGAAGCGCTTTACGTATGGGGTGCGCAGGGGCAGGAGATGACGCCAAGCCTTATCAAAAAGCTGGAGAACTCGACGAGGAACTATAAGAGGGCGCTTGCTTTATACAATGCGCATATCAAAGCAGGGTTATCGGTCATCGCATATGACTGCTCGGGGTTGATTATCAAATACCTGCTCGACAATAAACTGACAAGTTATGATACAACCGCAAATGGGATCTATTTTAATTTCTGTTCTGCGATTGGTCGTACTGATCTGCAAGCTGGCGATCTGGTGTTCAGGAAATATACCACGAAGAACAAGATGTACCATGTCGGTGTTTATATCGGCGACGGCACGGTCGTACATTCGAAAGGCCGCGACTATGGCGTTGTCAGGGAATCGCTGTCGGCGGTGAACTGGAACCGATACGGGCGGTTAAATGTATTATAAAAAAATGAAGGGTTGGGCAGACACATGGACGACATCAACGGAATGGTCATGCGGCATGACAGAGAAATCGCAGCACATACGGAGCAAATCAAGACGCTTTTCGAGCAACAAAAATGTTTAAACGACATGACCAAAGCGATTGTGCTGCTCACCGAACAGGTTAAGAACGTCAAGGAGAGCCAGGAACGGACTGAAAAGATGCTGGACGAGATAAAAAGCGTTCCTGCGAAAAGATGGGAAGTTGTAATTGCAGCGATTATATCTGGGTTGATAGGCGCTGGTATCGGCGCTTTAGTGTCCGGATTGATAAAGTGAAAGTGAGGTATTTTTATGACAATTGATTTTACGGAGATCGTAATTGCGGTCATCGGATTGGTGTTTTCCGCTGTGCTGATACCGCTTATCAAGGCGGCGTTTACGTGGCTGAAAGGCAAAACCCAAAACGAGGCGCTTATTGCGGCATTGACGGAAGCGGAAACCATCGCCGGCAATGTCGTGGCAAGCCTGCAGGCAACCGTTGTGAACGGGCTGAAAGAGAAAAGCGCAGACGGTAAACTGAGCGCGGACGATATCAAAGCTGTATCCGAAAAAGCTGCTACTATGTTTCTAAGCGATCTATCGTCGCAATCATTAGCGGTAATACAGGAAAACGCTGACGATATCACGGCGTACATCAAAAACCTGATTGAGGCTAAACTAGCAGAACTGAAAACAAATGCGTAACCGGGGTTATTGCCCAATCTTTCCTCCGGGCGATGCTCATAAAGGTAAGCCTCTGGCCTAACGGCTGGGGGCTTATTTTTTTGTTAGAAACGTGTTAGAAACCTAGCACCGCACCATAACAGCCCGACAAACAGAAAATAACAAGCAAAGGTAGCATTATAAATAACTTTTTCATTTTATTTTCTCCTCATTATTTATTATCAAAGATTATTAATTGTCCTTGTTTTCGTACACCACCTGCGATATAATAAGAACATACATTCTACATGGAGGCGCATTATGAAATTTTTACATTCATACCAACATTTAAACTTCGCAAAGCGTTTCATTGTTCGTCTATTCCTAAGAGCTTGTCAATTGCTTCTACCAAAGTTTTAACAGTAGCTTTGTCCGATTTTTTAGCTCTTAAATATATTTCTAAAAGTTTTAAATCTTTATCGGATGGCCTTTGTTCTTTTTCTATTCCAAGTATATAACTTGGGTCAACGTTAAAAATATCAGCCATTTTCTTTATTGTTGATTTTTTCAAATTCTGAACGCGCCCGCTTTCATATTTTGCTATTGCAGATTTTTGAACGCCAATCATTTTACCGAGCTCATCTTGCGTCATGTTTGCCTGTGTTCTTAAATTTTTAATTACGTCTCCCATGTTAGCCATGTGATTATAAATCCCCTTTTTGTGTCTTATTATTTACACAAATACGGTCAAAATACAAGCAAATAATAGGTGTGTCTAAAAATTCATAAAAAATATTAAAAAATGTCTTGAAATTCATTTTGTAATATGATAC